TTCTTTTATTTTTGGGGGTGATAGCACCTCTGCCTGTGGTTTTGGCTCTAGAAACACCAAATTTCCGCATTTAGGAGGTACTTTTAGATAGTATACTCCAGACAGGTAACTGTTAGGATGTGTGTGTACATTATTACTAGATCCAGGTGGATTAATTATGCCCCATAGATCTGCCATTTCAGGCACGTATTTATCTATAACCCCTAAATGATTAAAACACTCATTTGCTGCAAATAAAATGTCACCTACAACAGATCCAAATTCTTTATCCTCGTAAAGTTTGTCATGACTGTGCCAACCTCCCCGATTTGACCTTGGCATACCTTTTTCATCTTTAGCTTTTATTTCGTAAAGTCTATCTATTATATGACCGTGGCCCTTGACCTCTGTCATCATAACAGGGGTTATAAATAATGATTGTAAATCCATTTTATCCTCCAAATATTTGTAATGTAAATCTTAACTCTGGTGATGAATGTGAAATTGGTGTGACGGTGTGTAATTCACCATTGTCATTTAAAATTAAATTATTAAATTCTGGTAACTCAACATTCCAATTTTCTTTTTCATCTTTCCAAATAAACCAACCACCATAGTCTGGATGCCAATTTGCATTTAAATATATCGTCCCTCCAAAAATATATTGTGAATCATCGTGTAATGCGATGCCAGAATTAAAATCCCAAACATACATCATAACACCAATGTCTTTAGCTTTTGGAACTAAGGGTTTTATATCTTCAATAACTTTAGCTGCACAATCATCTGATACAAATCTTGTTGAAACAGTGCCTAAATTATTTGATGTCAAAAAACTAGCCCAATGACGTCTGTTAGAACCCCATACATTTTCTTTAATAGTGTTATTAAGTTCACTGTTTACTATACTCAAAGTTTCTTCTTTCAATACCTTTTTAAATAACTTCATTCTATATCCTTTCTAAAGTTGACCTTTTGTAACCTCCATAAAACTTACAATTATGTGAACTTGGTTAGCAGCGTTTGCCTGCGCTTTTAGTACATCAGACTCTTGCAAAACAAGAGGCTGAGATAGTAACTCTGTTGTAGTATTAGTTGCCACACTTTTAGCTTTAAATAATTCAAAGGTAGCAGAGGATCTAACAACTTCTAAATCTACTAATGTTGTGCTTCCTGAGTCATTACAAATTAAAATAGATTTAACTACATCCGTCGTAGGTGGCACAGGAGGTGTAGCACCTGGATTAGCTGTTGGCACTGTTATTATAGTTGTTAAATCTGTTGATGTCATATCAACCATTGCACTTTTAAATGTATTAGCCAAGGAAAAAGCCCTCCGACTCTGTTTCTTCTTTAAGATCTTGTTGATAGTTTGTATTTAATAAAAGTATTATTTGATCTAAAAGTCTAACCATTTGATCAAACTGACTAGGATCATACTCTGGTGTCGCATTTGGTAATCTAGTAATTGTAATTTTTGCCATTATCTTCTACCGTCAGGTCTTATCTCTAATTTTTGTGAACCAAGTCTCCAAGGTGTATCATCAACTGTGTTAGTTGTATATCGTATTTTTACTGCTCTACCTCTGCCTCGCACACTTATTTTTTCTGTCGTGCTGGTTATTGATCCACTTGTTTGGACATTAGATGAAGATTGTGGATATTGTTCTAAAGTCAATTGTGCTGTCATTGTATTAGCCAAGTTGTCAAAATCAGGCACAAGTTTGTTTACCGACATTAATTGATCCCCGTCTGCTATTTCAACAGATCCTGTTTCTAAAAATGCTGTTATTGCTGTGCCATCTGCTTGATTATTACCAGACTCATGTTCAAAAATAGATGACGCACCAGCAGTCAAACCTAGTATGCTTGTAGCGTTTGCCGTTGCAGATGCGCTATACTCTGTAGCTATGGGTTTTTCATAAACATAAGCACCAAGCCACGTAGTTCTTGCAAGATTTATAGTATACCAAGTGCCTTCTAAATAGTTATAAGCAACAGCTCTATCTATTTGTGTAGCGTTAGCTGAAGGATAATACCAAATTATTTCGTTAAAAGCTGTGTTTAGACCAACAGCAATGTCATTTTTATTTGTGTAACTTAAATCATCAAATACATAATCTTGCACAGAGCAAGGCATTTTTTTGACAACACCATCAAAAAGGTAAAAAGCATTATCTGACATCCAATAAGCAACCCCGTTTACTTCTATTGCTGCGTGTTGTGCTATTAAACCAGCATTAGCACCAAGTTGTCTAAGACCAAAAGTAAAAGGTGTGCCAACAAATTGAATACCGTGTAATGATGTATCTGTCCATACAAGTATTTGACCTGTTGATTTGACAGCACCAACAATTCTAGAGCCATCTGTTATTCTTAAAGATCCTGCCTCGTTTGTAGCGACAGGTGTGTAATCTGTTGCATCTTCTCTATCTGAAAATCTAAATAATAAATCGTCTTGTGTAGCTGTATTGCCAATCGTTGTTTCTGTGCCAAAAATTAATAAGTGTCTTGTGTCAGTTGAAACAAGACTAAATCTAGATGCTGTTGGAGCATTTGATAAAGCTGTTGCTCTTGAGGCTAAACCTCCTGACGTGTCCCAAATAAATGTTCCTCCATCTAAAACGGTTGCTATTAAATCTTCACCAAAATTATCTAGAGACCAGTTTCTTCCTGCAACAACAACATTAGAGGAAGATCTTGGTTCATCCCAAGTGCTTGCGCCCCATGTCTCAGTACCCCAACCGTAACCGTATGTTGAAGACGTTGGTCCAGGATTTATTTGATATGTAGCAGTCACTGATCCACCACCAGCTGCCGTAGTACCAGAGGCATTAGTGCCTGCATTTATTGTGAAAGTGTTGCCTGTAGGCACCGTAAGTATTTCAAACTCAGCGTTGAAATCTATACCATCAACTACGTTTGTTGAGGATCCGTTGTCAAACGTCACAAAAGCACCCACTTCAGCATTATGACCAGAGTCTGTTACAGTTACAGTTGCAGAACCACTTGATGTTGCAAATGGATTAGTTAAAGCTTGTGTTTCCCTAAGTGGTGTTATGTCATAAACCTTACCCTCAGAAAAAATATAAAGTTTTCTATCTGTTCCTAAAGCTAAATACCTTGTGCCGTCCAAACCTATCCATGAATGAGTATCCCTTACTACACCAACCACTGTAACATTAGGATTTGGAAGATTAGTCCATCCACCCCATCTTTCAGGTTTACCATAGTGAAATCTAACAAAATCAGAATCTACATACTTACGCTCATCACCCGCAGAATATGCTGTATCTTGCTTGTCAATACCTGGACGAAACTTTAAGTCAACTAATTGCATGTGGGAATAATAAATTACTTATTGTTTTGTGGCAAGAATTGAGTTCCAACATTGCCTCTAAATGCATAATTTCCGTAATGTGTCATGCCACTCATTATATCCGCGTATATTTTACCTCCCATATTTTGCCATAAACGGCAGAAAGCATAATCTTCTGAGAGATATCTTTTAGTTTGTGGCTCAATCATTGTGTCAAAAAAAGTGTAATTCCAATCAGATGTTTTATGATAATCAAACTCTTTATCGTGGGATTGATTTATATGCTGATCGGGGACAAACTTAAGTTCTGGATAAATCTCTGCCATTCTTACAAATACTTCTCTTTTAATTAACATAAAACCAGATGGACCATCCATGACCTCTATAAACCCTTTTTCTAATAAAATATTTTCAGGATCTTTTACGTTTAAATTGTATTGTAATGAGGCTGCCAGTAACTGATCCTCAGACATATCAGGATTTTCTTTCAGTCTTTTTTTGACCTTAATCCAATCAATAGTTTTTCTAGGATAAATGCCTGTAACAACATCCTTATCATAATCAATCATCCTTATTACTGCCTCTGGATTAAAAGCCAAATCAGAGTCTATAAATAAAAGATGAGTATAATCACCATCCATAAACAATTGCACTAAAGTGTTTCTAGCTCTAGTAATTAATGACTCATTTCCAATAGTTCCAAATTGTAATTCAATTTTTTTTGATGCAGCTAAAGCAACTAGTTGCATGCAACTTTTAAAATAATCTGCTGTTATCATGCCACCATAACAAGGTGTGCCTATAAATAATTTACTTTTCCCCATCATAAGGATTCCAATTTTTTACATATTCACCCATATAATTTGCAGCTAAAGTAATTCTTGTCTGATCACTTGTATTTGGTGACACAGAATGTGTCTGACATCCAGTAAAAAAAATTACACTACCCTCTTTAGGTTTTACTAATTTAATATTAGCGTCTTCGTTTTTTTTGCGTAACCGAAATCTATCATTTCTGTGAAAAAAGAAATTACTAGGAGAGTGTTCCGATGAAACATAATAAACAGCAGAAAGTAAACAATTATGTTCGTGCTCTTGCGCCCATTGATTCTTATCAAACCAGTTTATCCAGCCGTCCATCGGACTTAGTTTAGGAGCCTCCCAACCCTCTTGTTCTATTGATTTGGTAATCGTAGCAGCAATTATTTCTATAATATTAAAAACTGCAGGATACCTTGCAAAAGAATCCCAAGCTGTTTTATGAGCTCGCACAGGTCTATCTTGAAAATTTTCTGTGCTGAAATTATGCAAAGCTTTGTTTTTTTCGACTAAAACTATGTTTTCTATTTCTTTTTTCCAATGCTCGTGATCTGGCATCATAAAAGACCAAACGTAGTCCGTAAAAACTTCTTGTTTATCTACTTTAATTTCCATGTTTACCTCCAAAAAAACCAAAAGATGCAACAATTCTAGGTGTTATAGATATAGCTTTATGTCTACTACCCCTTGAAACAAATAATAAATCACCTTTCTCTATTTCATAAAAATTATCCTCTACCTTATAAACCGTTTTACCATACAAACCTAATAAAAAAACATCCTCTCTGTCCACATGAGATGGACCAGAATTGGATGCGAAAGAATAAAACAATCTACAGCCATCCTCTTCATTAAAATTATATTGAAAAGTTTTTCTTAAAAAATTTAAAATATAAAGAAAAGGAGAGTGAGATCCGTCGACAGGAATTGACCAGGTTTTGTGGTATGATCCGCCATGATCAACAGGACACGTGTAATGTTCAATAAAACCAATTAAAAAATTAAAATCATAATCTACTTCTAGATCTGTGAATTTTTTTATGTGCGTTGTTTTTTTATCTTTTATTGTCTTAAAATTATCTGAATTGATTAACATATTTGTATATTAGATGATATTATAATTCTTTCACCGTCATGATAATTTTCACCTTTGTGTAACAAATTACTGGGAAAAATTATAAATTTGCCTACTTCAGAGGGTAAATCAAACTGATCTTCCATGCTCGTTAAATTAGGACTATGAAAAGTTGTGCCGCCTATAGCAGATAAATATAAAATA